CCATGTGGACATTAGACTACGTAAATGACCTCATTGCAACTAAGCAATGTCTCATTGCAGACAAGGACGCCTTCATTCGTGAGGCTGACTTCAATCGTGACCTTACCGAGTGTGTCAAGTCACGTGCCTTTCAACTTGAGCGACTAACCAAGCTCGAAGAGATTCGTACAGAGATGGAAGCATGCAGTGCTACTAACTGTATGAATGACTACATCTCACAGAAGGCTTACGTGTATACTCTCATTCAGGCTTACAAGGCTTGAGTGGGAGTATACTCTTCTCTCTCTCTCCTATATGGTAGATGAGATGATTCCGCGATTCACTTTTCAATCCAATACCATGGCGACCAAGTACTCCTATGACTTCCTGGGCACCATCACGTCTCGTACGTGGTGTGCTGAGGAGGGACAATACATCGAGAAGATTGTAGGCAATGTCTATGACTTCACTCAACAAGAACTCCTGTCGATGGGCATAGTCCTAGACGAAACCTTTTAACCCTTTACCAAAACCCCTTTACCATGAAGAACACTTCCTCTTCTCTTATGCTGGTATACGTCCTCTTTATTGTGGCGCTGTGTACCGTGCTTCTCTCTTCCTGTTCAACATCGTCGCATACCTCTGCGTACAATCCGATGTTTGGCAATTCACAACACCCAGTTTGCGCAGCATATGACTAAGTTCCGTACTCCCGATCACCGGCTGCCAATCAGCAAGCTGAACTACAACAACCTCCTACCACCTATGACTAAGGAGGAGGCTGAAGCTGTACGCGCTGAGATTATGACACTCAGCGATGCACTGTACTCTACTCAAGTGAGAGAGCGCAGTCTCTATGGGATGCTCATAGGTTTCTTCCTAGGTGGCATCCTTCTTAACGCTTGCACGGTATCTCCTGTGCTCTACCATATCGCTGACTTAGGTTTCGATCTTGGTATTGCTGTGGGTTCCGTGTCTTCCTACATCGCATACCGCAAGCGCGTGTATGCAGAAAATGCCTACTGGAAAGCTGTCTTTGGCGACAACTACAGTGGTTAAGGGCGATATTGGGGCTGGGCTTCGTGCCTGGCCCCTTTATCATAATTTTATAGCATGGAATTAAATCAGTACACCTTGTACTTCTACACTCGCTACGGTCAGAAGTACTGTACACCCAGCGTCGATGTGGCATTCAACCGCAACATGTCTGGAGAAGTAACTCAAATAACCTATGAGCAATCCGAACGATAATGATGTGTACCCTACCTATAGTGGTGAGGTATACTTCACAGTCACGCTACAGTGTGACGACATAGAAGCTACCGACATTGACTCTCTGACCTCAGACTTACGTCGAGGACTAGCCGCTAAGCTTGAAGGCTTTCCCGTGAGTGTCGTTGTCGAAGATCATGACCTGTCTATCAGCAATGAGGAAGAGGACTTCATGTCCAAAGCCGACCGGCTATACGAGCAGAAACATGATAAGTGATGGGAGCCAATGCCAAGACATCGGGCAAGTGGGCTTCTAAAGAAACATGGAAGGTTGTCCTCATTCACAATGAGAAGGGGACACGCATTCCATTCTATAGCCACACAGGATGGGCAGCTCAACGAGAAGCTCGTCTACACATGAAGGCTAACAGACTCCCGGTTCATGACTATACCATGACTGAACCAGTGGAGGTATTTAAAAGAGGTATCGATTGGGACACAGCAGTGGACCCTCGATACTAATTTCTTATACGCTTCTTGGTTGCTATACTATTCCCTTGTATCTTCACCTCGTGAAAGTATTAAGGGTTACTAGTAGCAACAGCAGATGGGTCACCAATTGTACCCATGATGTAGAAGTAGTTTACATCTACGGGTCTGGTACCACCCGATAATAGGTACCTCTACTTGGTAAAGTAGATTGAAAAGGATGGGGGCTGGCAGGGATGCCGGCCCCTTACTTTTTACGCGTATTTCTACGCTTTGCAGAGGGCTTACGTCCCTTCTTCATACCATTACGAGCACGGTTCTTTGATTGTGATTCCATTACAATCTTCCCGTTCTTCTTATGGCTGGCATCCTTGCCATCACCATTGCCATAAGTACCAGCGCGTCGGTTAGCTCTGTTAGCCTGAACGCGCTTCTTTACAGCCGATCGTTTCTTCTGATACTCCGCATCATATTTCCGCTTACGTTCAATTGACGCTTTTGTCATCCCGCGCTTCTTATAGACGCGGCCCTTACCAGCGAGACTATTTCGTGCCATATCAGAATTCGATATATTTTTTCAATTTAAACCCTTAGTACCTCAAGACATGAGTAACTTTGTTGAAGTCCTTGCTACTGAAATTTGCTCGGACAAGAATGGACGCGACTACAAGCGCGTCACCCTTGGCACTGCTGCCACTACTTCTACCTGGGTTAATCCAGGAACTGGAGAGGTCCACCCGATCCTCGCTCCAGCCAAAACTGTACGCGCCATTGGCTACAAGGTGCCGTACCTTTATGACGAAGATGATTCGTCAGCTGTACCGGACTACCTCTGGAACGCAGCACCAGGGATGGTAATTGAAGGTGAAATCGTACGTCGTGAGGTTGTGCCTTACGAAATCAACGGTGACACCCGCAACTATCACTCTTGCTTTGTGCAAGGTAACTCAGATTCTGCAGACTTCGAGACTGCTGTCAAGGTTGCCTTCGAACGCTCCGGTCGTACCCTGCTCGCCAATGCGGTGATGGTGCCGACTGAAGTTGACGCTGTAACTGCCACTGCACGTGGTATCGTTGCGGCCGGTATCTAATTAGAACCCCACAGTTTGGGGCGCAGCTCAACGTTAGCGTAAGTCGCCCCGAACTTTTTTAACCCAAGCCCTTTTTCCATCATGACTCCAGTACCTACAGAACACACCAATGCCGTCTATCAAACTCGTGACGGTAAGCAGCACCAGATCAAAGACATGGATGCTGTCGAACTTATGACTGCACTCTACGACATGCTTATGCGCAAAGCCAAGCACAACCACAAACTCAACAAGATGCTTGAGGTGGGAGAAGTATTGTCCGGAGTAACCAAGGCCATTCACGTGGAGCTTGGTAAGCGTGAGGCTGCTATGGCAGACCTCAATGAGATGCAAATCAGTGCCGACCTTGGCAAGCTGCAATTGCACAAGAATGAATCGTCAATTACAATTACCAGTAACTCATGAGCATCAAGCACACGACCAACCTGGACCAGTTCAAATTCCACGAGCGAAACCGCCGTGTCAACAGGTCCGCAGTAAAGAAACTTGCAGAGTCTATCAAGCGCGTAGGCCTCAAGGTTCCCATCACCGTCAACTCTCGCAACATCATTCTTGATGGGCAGCACCGGGTAGAAGCTATCCGCCTGCTCAACAGCACGGCGACGACACCATACAAGGTATCGTACGTCAAGAAGAACATGTCTATTGCAGACATCGCAGAGATGAATGCCCACCAGATTCAGTGGCGCATGAACGATTGGATTCACTTCTACGCTACCGGTGGTAACGAGAACTACATCAAGTTGCAGGAAGCAGCAGAACAGTTCAAGCCTCACAAGCTGACCTCTATCTGTGCCTTCCTCTCACCTGCTGAAGGTGCTCACACGAGTATCATCACCAGTGGGTCATACGTCTTCGAGATGACTCAGGAGAAGAAAGACATCTTGACCAAGTTAAAAGAGTACAGCAAGCTTAATCCCGCCTTTGTATCTAAGGCTGTGTTGCTTGCCATCATCGACCTCCGACGCTTGGAAGGATTCAGTATCGACCGGTTGTTCCACGCAATTGAGCTTAACTTTGAGTCTATCATAACTCAGAGCGGAAGAGGGAATTGGTCCCGACACTTTGTTCGTTTCTACAACAAAGGTCTCCGCTCCGGTAAGCTCAGCACTGATGATCTACCTAGTAGCCACTGACCCGCAGAGTACCCTCTGCACAGATGGATATGAGTTTATGCCCTGGGATGCTGCAGTAGCAGCTCTCAGGGACAAGCTCTACCTATTCATCGATATCGAAACCACAGGATTCAACTTCCAGAGCGACAGTATCCTCTCGATACAAGTCGCACACGACACCAACGACCAGTGGGTATTCCTCTACAACAAGGAGGAACTGCCCGCTCTGTTCGAGACGTTCAATACCTGTAAGATGATGGTAGGTCACAACATCAAGTTTGACCTCAAGTTCCTGATGCACCACGGATACCAAATCGAAGTACCTATCTACGACACCATGTTGTGTGAGCAGGTACTCGTCAATGGTACCAACCTACGTGCCGGTCTCGATTCTGTAGTACAACGCTACTGCCAAGTACGTTTGGATAAGTCTGTCCGTGCCACCTTCTCTCGTGGTGGACAGCTATCAGAACGACAGCTACAATACGCTGCCGATGACGTAAAGTATCTCAAGCCCGTAATGCAGGCTCAGATATCTGCGCTCAAGAAGAACGACCTCATGCACATCGCTCGTCTCGAATGCCAAGCTTGCCTTGCATTCTTGACCATCGAGTACAACGGTCTCACCCTTGACCGCCAGTCGTGGCTCGCCATGGTTGACAACCTCGCTCAGCAATCACGCCAGTCAGAGTCAGCACTCAACACTATCATCGACACCGATTCTACATTCGAGTCCATACGCACTCCAGCGTCACAGCTCGATATGTTCTTACCAGAGTCCGAGGTAATGGGTTCCCGTCTCAATTGGGATAGCCCCGCCCAAACTCTCCGTGTATTCCAATGCATTGACAACAGCATCATGGGTACCTCTGAACGAGATACTATGAAGATTGCTGCTGTACATGAGATTGGTAAGATGCTTCGTCAATACCGTGAGCAGACCAAGAAGGTCTCTTCCTTTGGTGAGTCCTTTATGGCTCATGTGTATGACGATGGTAAGATTCACCCGCGCTTCGTTCAGATTAAGCGTACCGGCCGTGTGTCTTGCAAGGAACCTAACATGCAACAAATACCAGCAGACAATGCGTATCGGAACTGTTTCGTTACAGAACCCGACCACGTATTCGTATCTGCTGACTACTCGTCTCAGGAGCTATGTATCATAGCCCATGGATCTAAAGACCCGGTCTTCAATCACGCCCTCCGTAATGGACACGATTTGCACAGCGTATGCGCAGCACTTGTGTTCGGGGAACGGTGGAAGGAAGCCGCTGAAGACTCATGCGCTTTCGAGCAAGGCTTCGAGAAGTGTAGCTGCCCCGACCATAAGAAGCTGCGTACTGCAGTGAAGAGTATCAACTTTGGACTCGCCTATGGAATGGGACCGAAGAAGTTGTCTGAGACTATGGAGATTTCTATGTCAGAAGCCTCTACCCTCATTGAGAACTACTTCAAGGCCTTCCCTAAGATTAAAGACTTCTTGGAGGGCATGTCACGGTCTGGTGTCAAGAATGGTTTCATCAAGACATTCAAGCCGTGGGGACGTACCCGATGGTTCGACGATTGGATGCCGCGTGGTATGGATATGGCTACTAAGGGCCGTATCGAACGCGTATCTAAGAACACACCCATCCAGGGTACTGCTGCTGATATGACTAAGCATGCACTCGTGCTATGCTATGACCATATCAAAAAGAATAACCTACCTGTAAAACTCGTCATGACCGTTCACGACCAGATCGATACGACTTGTCCGCGCGACTATGCCGAGGAATGGGCTGCCAAACTCAAAGAACTCATGGAGCAAGCAGCTCAGCACATTATGGGGAATGACCTACTGAAAGCAGAGGTCGAGATTACAGACAAATGGAGCAAATGAAAGTCTATGCGGAGAACTCGTTTACGCGATACGAGCATCTCCCCATGCACCACCGGATGCTTTACTGGGTTGATTACCTCGATCGCCTTGTTAAGTTTTCCCTTTATGACCCCGACCTCAGTCCTGACAAACAACAGAGACTGATAAGCGAAATTCGCAGAGTAACTTCAATCATTAAAGTACTTCAAAATGAACCTATCCGCAGAACAATTGAGTCTAAAGCGACAGCAAAACCTAGCGACCCGAGACCGGTTGTGGAACGCACCAGTACCACAAGCAACAAGAACGTACGGTCCCGTCGCAAACTCCGACCTGCACGGCGTCGTGACGGAGCGAGTACGACAGCACGGACTGACAATAGTAAATGAAGAGTTTAGCTCTGCATTGAAAGATCAGATCATGCTGTGTAAGCTGCACATCAGCAGCCCTGAGACACCAGGTATCAACCGGGTCTTTGCCTTCATGAATAGCTACAACAAGATGCGTAAGGTATCCTTTGCATCTGGTGCTGTTGTCCTTGTATGCTGGAACGGTATGTTCTGGAGCGATGAGGGCACGTTTGCACGTCGTCACTACCGCAATGTGTGGGATGACATCCACTCAGCTGTCGACACGCAGGTCAACAAGATGCATACAGACTTCACCAACCTGATGGAGTTCAAGCATATGGCTGAGCAGGTAGACATTCAACCTAAGAGTGTAGCTTCACTTGCCGGTCGCATGTACTTCGACGGCATCTTGTCCCCCCGTATGCTCAGCGACCTCAAGAAAGAGACGTATGAGTCACAGGAGTGGGGCTTCAAGAAGACAGACGATGGCATCTTGCTGCCTGACTCCTTGTGGAAGTTCTACAACAACTGCACTGAGGCAGCTAAGCGTGCTCCAGCACACGAAACTGTCGGTGTCCACAGCAAGATCACCAAGTTCTTGGCTGATGCAGCCGGGTTCAGCATGAACTAATGGACATCAGACAGCATGCCGAATGGCAAGAGGTTTTGGATAGGTTGAAGTCTACTGCTGACGACCTAGCCAAGACCTCTCGTCAAGGCAGATACCGCCTGTACAAGTGGCGTGCCTCTTACATTATAGAGACCGTCGCTGATGAACAGACAATCCTTCTACGCACCGATTTGAAATTAGCAATCAACGCTGCGAAGGAGAAAGGATTAGACCTGAGAGAAATCATATTAGACCTGTGATGTATGTACTACGCAGCATGACTCATCAAGGTACCGCCCGGTATCTTGTATGGGAGACAGGTACTAAAGAACAATGTGAGTATGCGCGTAACCGCATACCCCGTGTTCTACCTTTTCTCTCAGATGAATTTGAAATAGTAACCCTAGACGAACACAATGGCACATGCTTATCATCACGCTGTTAGTTCTACTCGTCGCTTCAGAGGTACTGAATCAGACTATCTTGCTATACACGAGTGGATTGATGGCTCTAAGGTGGCTTTTAGTGACCATCGCCACCGTGCTCTTCGCCATCATAGCTTTGGCGTTTACGCTTGTGAAGAACGGTTCGGAGTAACCATCACCAACAGCGACGGCATTGAGGTACCTGTTAGGACCATTGCCGAACAGCACATCATTGAAGACTTGGGATTCGTCCCATCAGTACAAGACTGGTTAAAGAGCATCGATAAAGAGTTCTGGATGACCGGTCGCAAATTGAATTTGCCCAATGAAGAAATGCCCGACATGCAAACAGAAAATCAAGCTGAAGAAGAAGGCCAAGCCAAAACCTCAGCCCAAGTTTAGAAACCGTGGTACTTACAGCAGTTGGATTACCCGATGTCAGAAGCTACATGACAGCACTTGTTTAAAATATGAAAGAGCCTGCATGGAAAAAGCACTACCGCTCTTTCATGAAGCTCGTGATGTATTCGATACTGGTGCTGTAGATGATGCTATCGTCATTCTAAAAAAGGCTCGTGCTACGTTTTGGGAGGGCGAACGCTGGTGGTACACAACTACTTGGACTACCCGTAATAACCCGGATATCTGGCTACCAGGTAGACAACCTAATTACTTTTTTTAATCATGGAAAAGATCCCGAGAAACATACTAGATGCTGTTGAAGACATCTACAAGAACAGTGAAGTTGACCCACGGGAATACCCTGGTGTCTACATCTACTGGCAAGGTTGTGGCGACAGTGGAGGCATTGACGACATCAGCTTCTTAAGCAAAGAGGGTCTCGACTTTGTGAAGCAAAACAACTACGCACCTATGCGGTGGGCACATGACATGAAAGATGTCCAGCAACACTGGGCCTGCCGCGTGCAACAAGGACGCTATCAAGCAGAACCAAGCCTGCAAGTAGTGTCTGGCGACGACCGTCAGGGCTATGACCTGGACCAATGGGTGTATGAGCACTTTGATGTATGTGAAATCAATGACGGTGGCTTTGCTCACTGCTTTATCGAGATGCCCCATGGCAAGGTCTGGGGCAACAGCTACAACTGGGTGCAGACCGAAGAGTTGATACGAGACGATCGATATGAAGATTGATCAACGTCGACTTAAGCGACAGAAGGAAGTGGTCGCTAAGTGGACGGAGGCTGGGCGGCGAGGGACACTTGAGGCAGTTACTGGATTTGGCAAGACCTTCGTCGCCCTCCTCATCCTCCAAGAGATGAACGACAAGCTGCCTACTGGCAAGGCACTCGTCGTCGTCCCTACACAAAACCTTAAGCAGCAGTGGGAAGACAGCATTGCAGACATGCACATTACCGGCGTGTCTGTAATGGTCATCAATACTGCTGTTAAGATGGAGCACGATGTAGACTTGTTGATACTCGATGAGATTCACAACTACATGAGTGAGGTATTCCGTGGTATATTTGCGTGTACCGATTATCGATACATCCTCGGCTTGACGGCTACAATTGATAGAGAAGACCCTAGGTTTCATATCATTAGCCAAGCCGCACCGGTGTTTGAGACTATCTCTCTCCGGGAAGCTGTGCGGAACGAATACGTCTCACAGTTCCAAGTCTTCAACCTTGGTCTACGCATGGGCGAGAACGAGGAGAAGAACTACAAGCTGGTAACGGATGCCTACTATGAAGCATTCGCTATCTTCAACAACCGCTTTCATGTAGCACAACGATGTCTACGTGACCGCAGTTATCTGTCTGTATTTACCCGTACACTATCGGGGTGGTCAGAAGAGCAGGTACTTGGTAAGGCCCGCGCATTCAACACCGCTATGAACAAACGCAAGCAGCTCATCTACAAGAGTGCTACTAAGCGGGAGGCAGCGAAGAAACTCATTGAGATCTTCGACGTGCATACCATCACGTTCTCCGAGAGTGTAGAGTTTGCTCAGCAGATGTACAAAGAGACGCAGCCCTGGGGTGCAGCGTACCATTCAAAGATGTCCAAATACGCCCGCCAAAACGTATTGGACTCTTTTGCAGATGACCGTACCGATGTACGTGTGATTCACACCGCACGTGCATTGGATGAGGGTTTTGATGTAAAAGGTATCGAGTTGGCTATTGTGTGTTCCGGTACTTCTAAGCCGCGACAAGACTTGCAACGGACTGGCCGTGCAATCAGGTTTAAGGAAGGAAAGACCGGAGTGATTATCAACCTTTACTTGAAAGACACTCAAGATGAAAAATGGCTTAAGTCCCGACAATCAAAGTCGGCAAACATCCAGTGGGTCCACTCCATCGAGGAGCTACTCGCAAAGTGCAACGACTCTCTACTCCGAAATCCTGTTGCTGGTTAAAGCCGGTAAGAGAAAGTGGAGCGATGAGGCGTGGCAGTTTCAACTGTCTCTTAGCGAAGAGACAAACATTGAAGCCAACCTTACTAGTGTGGTTAAAGCACTGGAAGAAGCCCGAGAAGTTGAACAGAAGATCATGCTAGGCTATGGTGTATCCGCTCGATAAGTACGTTGACGTACTCCTAAAGCTGGATATCAGCCCAGTACAAGTATTGTTCTGCCAAATCATATATGAGCGGCGGCATGATCTTCTGTATCGAATTGCTCAAGAAGGTCAGATATTTCCTACCAAGTATCTCGATGACTTGGAGGCGAAGGGATTGATTATTGATACCAACCCTTCCGCTGACAGCAAGTATGCAGACTTTTATGAGGTAACCGATAAGTTTATCAATGCTTTCTACTCCGCTTCTACTACAGACGGTGAAGAGTTTTGGGCAGCCTACCCACCCTTCATCAATATCGATGGTAAGAAGATACCGGCGAAGGCAGTCAACAAAGAAGAGCTGATTCGCTGGTACCACAAACATATCGGTAGTATGCATGACCACAAGAAGGTGATGGCAGCTTTGAAGTATGCCAAAGACCAAAAGCTGATCAGCATGCGTATCGACAAATGGTTACAAGCTGAGACTTTCGTCGACCTTTGGGAGATGATGAAAGACCGGCCCGCTGAAGATTTGCCACATGACAGAATCCTCTGAACTCCAAGTACGCCCTATGCATGAGGTCGTGTCTGCTACACAGACTACGATTCACAACTACATGGACGGTAAAATCCCTGTGATGAAAACGCGCTGGGATAAAGTCAACAAGATGTTGCTGGGCGGGATGCAGTTCGGGATGGTCTATGTAGTAGCAGGAGCGTCAGGTCACGGTAAGAGTATGTATCTCAACAACCTTATCCGCGACTTTACTTCTACTGCCTACAACAAGTTTGACAAACCGGTCAAGATTCTGCACTTCTCATTCGAGATGTCTGCAGAGATGGAGCTGATGCGCCGGCTATCCTCGCTTGCTGAGGTGCCGCTGGACCGTATGCTACACGCAACGACAGCTCTTGATGATGTAGAGCGAGTTATGATTGAAGATAAGCTGGGTCAAATCAATGAGCCTTCTATCTATTTCATCGAGCAGCCTGGCAACAGGATGCAGATTGCTCGTGCAGTTTCACAATTTGTCAAGCAGCATGGCGATTGTCACTACGTCATCTGCCTTGACCACACTCTGCTTGTAACTCCTATGCCGGGAGAGAACGAGATTCAGACTCTCGCGGAACTCGGTAAGATGTGTATTGAAATACGCAAGAGGTTTGGTGCTATGGTGCTTCTACTTTCTCAGCTCAACGACAAGATCGAAGGCGAGAAACGTCGAGACCCTGACAGCCCTAACCTACACTACCCATTGAAGACGGACATCCATGGCTCTAAGCAGCTCTACCACGCTGCTGATGTAGTCATGGTGATACATCAACCGTCTTTGCTGGGCTTAGAAACGTACGGTAGGAAAAACCTACCGACGAGAAACCTAGTAGCATTGCACTGCCTCAAGAACCGTCACGGTCAAGCAGGTATTACACTGCTCAAGAATAATTTGAGACATGGAATCTTTGAAGACTGGGACGGTGGAGATTCGCCAGCACGTAGAGACAACCCCTACGGTCTATAAGAACTTCGTCGTCGGTACCATCTTAGTCAATAAGTGGGACTTAGACTCGATGCTTGCCAACAGAGGAAAGACCGGAAGCTTCACCGTTATCGGGATGCACAGGGTCTTTTGCTTTGTAGGCGATGACTACATAAGTATCAGAAACACAAGCGATTACACTGCTTCTGCGAGTGAAAGAGTTGTTGATGATGCCAAGCTTATTTCGTATCTTAGAGAGCGCGCCCAGAAGTCACTGGGTGACGTCATTCAAGAAATAGAAGAAGGAGTATTTGATGATTGAACCACAGAAAATCAAAGCGGCACAATCGCCGCAGCGCTTGTTTATCTATGGCAAGCCGAAGGTGGGTAAGACTAGTGCTGTAGCACAGTTACCCAAGCACTTGATTATCGACACCGAAGTCAAGGGAAACAATGGAGACCAACTTGTAGGTGGCACGTCATACTGTGACGGTGCTACAAGCGTAGTGGTTGATGGGCTACCTAAGCTCAAGCAATGTTTGGAATACGTGCAGGAGAACCCGGATGCTTATGATTTCATTGTGCTCGACACCATCGACCACATCGAGGCATGGGTAACAGATACTGTCTGCCGGTCACATAAGGTCAAGCATATTGGCGATATCCCGCACGGCAAGGGATGGCATCTGATGCGTAGTCAAGTCATTGCTATCATTGAGCAATTTGCTCGTGCCTCTAAGCACATCATTATCGTCGGGCACCAGAAAGATGGGCATGACGAAGAGGGTGTTGAGGTACAGAAAATCAATCTTACCGGTAAGCTGAAGACTCACCTCTGTTCTATCATGGATGGTGTGGGCCGTATCGTTCGTGAGGACGACAAGCTTATGATTGATTTCCGAACTGGAGTTAATACTGACGCAGGGTGTCGTATCCCTACCCTTGCTGGTCAGTTTGTTGAATTGAAGTGGGACACAGTATACCCTGATACTATCAAGTAATGTACGGATTTGATGAACAAACCGGTGCTTCAGAAGGAGGCGCCCGTATCCCCGCAGGCATCAACGAAAACGTGAGCCTCAAAGATGTCTTGTTTGAACCTCTTAAGTCGGATGGCACTGGCGACGACGTATTGAAGTTCTTGTTCAGTGATGCCACTGGTGCATCCTTTACGCATATCGAGTTTCCTATCGATGCGCCACGTCTTACCGAGCTGGCTAAAGGCTGGGGCAAGAGTCAAGCTGAAGCTGAGACCTACGTCAAGCAACAGTTTGATGCACAAGGTGAGCGTATCAAGCACATCCTTTCATGCTTTATCCCTAAGGACAAGTGTGTCTTCCGTGCTGCTAACTTTCAAGAGTTTGCAGAGGGCGTCATCAAAATGCTTGGTGAAGAGTATGTGAATGTACCATGCCGTGTAAAGATTGTCTACAAGAAGAACAGTCAATACACGACGTTCCCTAACCGTGCATTCAAGCCGTTCATTCAGCCTATGTCCATGCCCAATCGGTTGACCATTGATCCGAAATGGGATATCGTAGAGGCTGCACAACCGGACTCGTCTGGTGATGCATGGGCTGCTAGTGAGACTACCAAGCAAGAGACAGCTGACGAAGCTCCCTGGTAATGTATCAGCTCAAGCCTGACCTAACTGCAGAATACATCCTCAGTCAATACAGTCAGGAGCAAATCATGGAGCACTACCTCGGTGTGCCCATTAAGCTCCGGTCTAGGTTCCTGTCTCCTCTCCGTAAGGATACAAACCCGACTTGTGGATTCTTCTACACCAAGGAAGGCTCGCTGATATTCAAGGACTTCGCTGGCTTCTTTAGTGGTGGGTGCTTCAAGGTTGTCATGCACATGTACAACTGTAGCTTCCATGAGGCACTAGAGATTATAGCCAACGACTTTGGATTGGTGGATGGGGTGCGGGTAGAACGAAAGGACTATCCGCATCTCATCACTTTCCAACGCAGAGAGACCATCATAGAGATTAAGCGTCGTTCTTTTACCGACGAGGACAGAGAGTTCTGGACTCAGTTCGGTATTACTAAGGCGACGCTTTTACATTTCCATGTACCGCCTCTCGAAGCTGCTTGGCTCAACGGCAAGTGCATCTATTCCTATCGGAAAGGTGACCCTGCCTATGCATATGACTTTGGAGATGGACAATACAAGATCTATTTCCCGAAGCGTAAGACCAACCGGTTCATGTGCAACTGCAGCATTGTCCAAGGTTATCAGGTACCCCGTGACCTTAGTGACGGGGTCGTCATTACCAAGAGTATGAAGGACGTCATGGTTCTTCATGAGTTTGGTATCACAGCTTTCGCACCGCAATCCGAGACCGTCTACCCAGACGACGAGTGGGTTGCCGGTTTGCTTGAAGAAGCACCCGTGGTAGTAAGTCTATACGACTTTGACCGAGCCGGTGTAACTATGGCAAACTACATGCGAAAGCGGTATGGCATTGAGCCTCTGTTCTTTACCAACGGACGGTTCGGTTCTAAAGACTATCAAGCCAAAGATATCAGTGACCTAGTAGAGCGATGGGGTAAGGATAAAGTATCTGAACTTGTATCTTTAGCGTATGGCGCATATCGCAACGGTCATCGTACCAGAGTTCATCACCCACGTGAAGATGAGCAACCGGCGACGACCAACCTACTACACAGAGAAGGATCGTATTCCTAAGAAGTACCAAGATCCTACGTTTCATTTCGATAGAAAGGGACGCCTCTGCACAAACGATGGTCAACCGATTATCCGTAATGCACGGAGTGTAAATACTCCCCGCATGAAGAAGATTAACGGGCAGGACTTTTATGCTGGTTCAACCCGGCCAGTCATGCGCGTGAAGATTGTCAACGCAATCAAGGATGCTTTCCGCCCTTACCTTAGGAAGGTTCGGAAGATTCCTAAAGACAAGTATCCAATTCAAATTAGCTGTGCCATGTTTGATGTGCCCGGTAAAGCTGACTGGGACTTAGATAACAAGTGGATCTACCTTAAGGTGTTCCAAGACTTGATTGTCCAGGAGAAGATTATTCCCGACGACAACATCAAGTACGTTAGCAAAGCCGCGAGCATGGAGTTCTTTCCCGTCGAGAACGAGGAAGACCGTAAGCTCGTCTTTACCATTACATCAGACACAAGGAAGCACACGTACTTCTATGTATGATTCATGTAACAGCGAAGGTTGCTGAGGGAGAACTAATCCCTCATGAAGACCTTCAGTTCCGTAACGAGCTGCGTAAGCTCGAAGGACACGACGTCGAGGTAATAGTCCGTAGCGTTCGTATCCGTAGCAATCCTCAGAACAGATATTACTGGGGTACTCTATTGTATATGATTCGAGAAGAACTCGAGTCAGCTGGCTATCAAGCTGGCGACTTGGTCTCTGGTGAGACCGGGAACCTAACACGTGATCTCGTCCACGAAACGATGAAGGAACTCTTTGCTAAGAAAGAGATTTATCATCCTGAAACTGGGCGCGTGATTGCAACCACTAAGCGGTCTACCCGTGATATGTCGACGAAAGAGTTCAAGACCTACATCGACAACATCCGGCAGTGGGCTGTAGAGAATCTGAGTCTGGATGTACCAGACCCAACCCACCTTTATTCCATACAGTAATGGGCAAATTGAAAGAGTACTACCACGATGAAATTAACCGTGGTATGGAGGGCGAAGACAAAGACTACGCCATCGCAAACATGATGCAAATCCAAGGAGCTACAGCCGATTGGATGGCAGGGCGGATGACGACCGCCAATTGGGTTAAGACTGTTGTACGCGAAGTAACTGACTTCGAAAACCGGCACGACCCATGTCTACCGAAGTAAACCGACAGGAGCTGTACAACGCACTTAGAGAAGACGCTCCCTATACACGCGGTATGCTATACGGATACCACAGCATGAGTGCGCTGTGGGATTGCGGTACTAATACGACTTATCGATTTGGTATTGAGGCAGAGAAAGAAGACCATGAGGGGTGTGCAGTAGCATGCTGGTATCAAGGAGACCGTGAAGACCTGCTACCTCATAAGTGGAGAGCAGAACGTGACGGTTCACTAGGGCATAATGGGTTCGAGCTTATCAGCCCGGTATACAATCTCAAGTCTAACAAGTGGTTGACTGATTTGTCAAACCCTGTTTTGAACTACCTCATCCACTCTGACACAAGCTATCGCTGTGGTGGACACATCACTATCTCTGTATCAGGTAAGGACCAGCAATGGTACACTGATAAGGCTGCTCAGATTATCCCTCTCCTGTATGCTCTGTATCCTAAGCGTGCCAAGCGCCGTGGGTATGCTCGTTTCTACAAGAAGGGTGACTACCACGATAGATACAATGCTATCAATCTAGGTAGTACAGGGCGTATGGAGATACGCATCTTCGCCGGCATCAAACACCTCAAGCAATTGGAGTGGCGCATCAAGCTCCTGCAGATTCTGTTTACAACGGACAAGTATGAAGACCTCAAGTTCGATACTATCTACAAGGATCTAATGCACATAGGTGGCGGTATCGGTAAGCATATCTACGACCTGTACGGTAAGAAGTACGGAGAGAAAGTGATGCTAGCCAGTGCGTATGCCAAAGCATTCGAAGATCAGCGTATTGAATGGAGCACCTACAGCAAGGTGCACCGCCTTATTCCAACCGGGGTACGGAACCAGATGATTGTCCAGCCCAACCCTACTGTTAAGTCTAACTCTCAACAACTCACTCTCGATGTGTGTGATTATAGTCAAGAAGCAACACGGGAAGCTTGATCCCTCTATCGCAGCTCAAGCACTTGCATACAACCCTCACGGATTCGGTATCCAAACGCTAGACGACGGAACCGTATACCGCACCATGGACATCCGTGAAGCTCAGGACTGGCTACAGTCTGAGCGTCCATACATTTTCCACGCTCGCCTGACTACAGTCGGTGAAACCAACCTGGAGAATACTCACCCAGTTCGAGTCAACGAACACAACTGGCTCTTCCACAACGGAACTGTAGCAACTCCTCATACATGGGATACCAAAAAGTCTGACACACGCTTTGTCGCAGAGACTTTGCGTAAGACTCCGTGGCAATCATGGAAGGATATTCTTTCTCTTACTGACAGCCGGTTCGTGTACACTCGTGAATCTAAAGCTGGTAAGTGGTACGTCAATCGTGTAGGAAACTGGCACGAAAGAGACGGCGTATTCTACAGCAAGCCTAATGTGCTAGACAAACCTCATCTCGTTGCAGTGTACGGCACTTTGCGAAAAGGCTTTGGCAACCACGGCCTGCTGCAGTCTGCCGGTCTTCTTGGAGCTGGTAACACAGTAGACCAATACGCTATGGTCTGTGAAGGCATCCCGTATGTCGGATCGGAAGTTCGTCAAGATGGGCACAACATTGCAGTAGAAGTGTACGCTGTTGATGATGAGACCATCCTACGCCTGGATGATTTGGAACGTCACCCAGAATGGTACACTCGCAAAGAGGTGCCCATTACTTTGGACAACGGTATGACTGTCAATGCTTGGTTGTACTTCAACGATACCGTTAACTACGAAGGTGTTCAGTTCTATAAAGACTTCGAACACTACCGTACCCCTGTAGGGCGTACCATGTACCGACCTACAATCTTTGACGAAATCGAGGAGATTGATGGTCCAGACTTTGGCTACGACTTTCTATGGGACGAGAACGAGAAGATGTGGTTCAACCTAACTACGGAGCAGTATCTTACTGACGCGGAGTACAAGGAGATGACCAACGCACAACTGAGCTTATTTACATGAACTACTTCGATATCAAAGCTGTAAGCAACAG